ATCTCCCGGATCAAACCGAAGTAGTGTTCTTGACTTTCCTTGTTCCAACGATGCAACAATTCAACGTCGATCGGTGCGCCGTTGGCTTCCATTTCGCACACGACGGGTATGACTTCGTCTTCAAGCGCGCGAACACGTTGCAGGCCCTGTGCATCAAGCAGCGGCCACATTGCCGCCTTGAGTTCAGCAACGGTTTCGACGTCGCCTTCTGCGCGCTGTGCGACAACCCACGGTTCATAATCCGCCATGCGTGACGGATCCAAGTTCATGCCTGCTTTTTCGCGGCCCAAGTAATCCTGTGACAGCACGGTCAGCGCGAACCGTTTGCGATGATCATCAAGCAACGCGGCATAGTGCATGACGTCGCTGAACGTGCAGCCTTGTTCCACAAGGTCAACGCCGAACGCGCGTGCGGTATGGACTTCGAACCGCGTTGCTGCGTTGGTGATGCGCACGTGTTTTAGTTCTTGCTTGAACCAATCACGGGCTACGTTTTCAGGCAGTTGTTCGACACTGCTGTTGCGATGACGAACAGGAAAGTATTTCTTGTAACCGTTGGGGAGACGCACCGCCCAACCGATCATGATGTCTTTCTCATGCCAGTTGACGCCGTCTGTTTCAAAATCAAGTTCGATTTCTGTGATCCCGTTCAGCGACGGCGGTGCTTCCAGCTTCCAATCAGACGGCGCGTTCTGCGCGGGTGCTTCGCCTATGAATTGAATAATCGTGCTGCGCTTCGGCGTTTCACCTGGGAATAGCGGCACGATCACCAGCAGTTCGGATTTCCACTGCTTGAGTAACGCGCGATCATAGTCGGTTAACGTGGTTGCGTTGTTGACGACGATGTTGCCGTTGCGCGTGAACAGATGATTGCCGCGCGCTGCAAAAATTCGTTGGATATCGTGTGCCGTCAAGGCGGCATTTGCAGCCGGGTCCGTAGCCGCCCCTGTGGCGGGCACGTCAGCGGAGACGGGTAAGACAGTGTCAGGCGGGTCGTTCGTCGTTGTAGCGGCTACTGTGCTCGACGACGGGGCAGCGTCGGGCGTGTCGTTGATCATGGAACCGGCCACGATGATACGACAGCCGGTAATCCGTGACGACGAAGACGTTTCTTCATGCGTTGTCGAAACGCCCGTTGAATTATACGATCTCCGTTTGGATGCGCGACGTAAAAGATACCGCGTCCACGACGGTAGCACTTACCGCGCCAGAAAAAGTAAGCACCAACGTTAACACGTGGCATGTTCATAATGAGTTCACCAAACGGAAACGCCGTCACACTGGTTGCCCAATGTGACGGCGTGAACACACGTGACGGCGCGTGCGGGTGTTACGCGGCCGGAGTTGCAGGAGTCGACGCAGCTGCCGCCTTCGCCGCCGCTTCGGCGTCGATCTTGGCCTGCAGCTTCGCGGCGCGTTCCTGCAGCTTCGCCAGCTTCTGCGCGGGCGACAGCTTCGGAGCATCCTTGCGCGCCTGCTTCCGCTGCTCTGCCGTCAACTTCGGCTTCACTTCGGCGAACGCATCGCTTTCGATGTTGATGAACGCGGGCGTGTTCGACGCATCGACAAAGCCAGTCTTTGCGAATCGCAGGCTGAAACGCGGGTTGCCTTCCGCCTGATAGACGATCTGCGCCGACTTGCGATCCTTGGTGCTCTTGACGAACTTGACGATCATGATGGTCTTTTCCTTCTGCTGTGGGGCGACGTCGCCCGTTTCTCCGGTTGACGTCGCATCCGCTGACGTCGCGTTGTCTACAGGAGACTTTACGGGATCGACAACGGTCTTGTCAACAACTTCTTCGAACACGCGTTGTTCGATCGGTGCCATGTCCATTGACACGACGCCTGCGCCCAACACGCCCGGTTCTTCAACGTCGTCGGCTGCTTCCGCGAAAGGGAACGGCGCACCTTCGTCGCCTAGCGTGCCGCTGTCATCACGTGTCGTTGTGTCATCCGCAGCCGGTTCGCCGAACGGAATGCCCTTCACGGCAGCAGCGCGGGCAGCACGGGCCACAACACGCAATCGGTAAGAACCCGTCAGCTGTTTTGTTTCTGGGTGAAGGAAACCCCACGTGCCGTCATCGTGCTTCTTGACCGTGTCGATCTTCGGCTTGCTCATGGCTCATTGCTCCGTTTCAAAAAGTGTGGCGTGTGTGGCTGCGTTTACGCGCCACGCTCCAAGAAATCGACGACTTCTGACCATCGCGCACTAGCCTTGTTCAGAAGATCCGTGTGCCGTTCTTCTTCTTCAACGGCTTCAAGCCATCGATCTTCATCCCGCACCGCTTCCACGTGCGCCCGAATGAGGTTGACGATCACGCGCGGTTCAAGCGCGTCGAGTTCCCAGCTGTGTTCCCCGAACTCCGCAATGTAAGGCTTCGCGCGGCTGTCGGTGAATTTCGTTGGGTTGGGCGGCGGGTTGTATTGCTCAATCTGATCCATGTTCAGGGCCACGCGCTTGAACTCCGTGCCGCCCATGAACAGATCAAGGCGTTCTTCGATGTCTCGCGACATGTCCTTACCGGATGGATCGTGATCCCCAAGGTGAAGAATCAAGGTGTTCTGATCGTTGTGCAGATAAGACTTGAGACGCATCGCCCCTGCCCACATTTCCGACTGCGACGTGTAACCACGACAGCTGAAATAGGGCACGTCCAGTTCTGCGCATATGCCTTCGACGACACCGACAAGTGCGTCTTTTTCGATCCAGACTTCCACTCGAAACGGCTGCGTTGCCCATTTGTCGATCGCGAAGCTTTGCGCGGCTGACCGCATGATCTCGCGTGACGATGTCCAATGCGGAACCGCGCGCATGTTCCGCGTTCTATCTTCGATCGCTTCCCAATCGATCAGACCGCACAGCCGCCCATCGTTGATGATGTCTCCGAGTAGGGCGTAATTCCGCTGCGTGTTCTGAATCAGATCGCGTGCCACAAACTTATAATACAGCGCGCGAAGGGTCAGCGTGAAACCTTGCGCGCTGTATTCGTCGATGATTTCGTTTGCCTTCGCGATGATCGCCAGACGCTTGCGACCAATCTTCTTCGTGACGTATCGAATTTTCGGCACCGTTAACCCTTCCGACGCGTGACCGCGTAAAAGAAAATCTTGTGATCCTTCGCTTCGTGAAACCACGTGCGCTGATCGATCCCGCACGTCATCAAAGGGTCATGAATGACGCCGTTTGCGATGATGCACCAGTGCCAGCTAGCCCGGTGCCCGTTGCCTGACTTGCGCGGTTCGTGGACGCGCAGCAAGCCGTATTCGTCACCGCTGTCCGTCATGTCTTCAACGCGGATGCGCCTGTCGACGTCTCTGTTGAACGCGGCCAATACCCGCGTCATTTCAGCAACGTTCATGGAATGCCACTTGATTTTCTTCCGCCTGTCGCCGCGTGACACCTGCAGCACGTGTAAGACGTGGTTGAAGTTGAAGCCGGTAATCATCGCAACGCACGTCGGGCCGCAGCTGGTGCGCGTTGGCTGCGTTAGGTGCGTAATCATGACAGCTTGATCAGATCGACTTGATGAAAGGTCGAACCGTTTTCCGTCGTCTTGAGAACCCACGCAGAGTAGCTGTAAACGTTCTTACACAACGGACAACGGATCGTGCGTTCCGTCGACTTGCGTCCAACAATGACATCAAGCGTTTTGGTTTTGCACGACGGACAGTCTGCTGTGACGGTGCGGGCGCGTTCTGATGCCATGTCTAAGCTTCCGGAACGGTGACGCGAATCTGATAGCGTTGTTCGATGAACTTCGCGACATGCCGCAGCGTGGTTAAAGCACCTTGCGCCTTCGAATCGCCTTCGGGTGTGCCGTCGTATACGCACGCGGCCCAGGTGGACCCTTCGACGCATTCTCGGAGCACATCGCGGGTGATGACAGGGTTGATATCTTCCGCCGCCCGCAACCCGCGTGTAAGCAAGACGTCGATGACAGCGGCCATATCGGCACGCGCGTAAACAGGGACACCCTGATCGTCAGTTACGTCGAAGAACGCTTCGACGACGGCGTTAGGAACTTCTAGCCGGTGCTTGATGCACGCCAGCTGTTGGGGAGTAAAGAAGCGTGACAATTCGTCTTTCATGGCGATCAATCCCGATACTGACGATCGTAAGCCGTCGTGAGTTCGCCCGCCGCACAGAACGCGGCCGTGTGCTTCGCGGCAATGGCATCGTCAGCTGGCGTCAGAATGCGCGACAGGAGTTCCCGCGCAACGATGGCGCGGATTTCATCGTTGAAGCAAGCCGCCGCGATGATGGTTGCGAACTCCTTTGCCCGCGTTGGCGTCTGCACGGATTCAGCTACCAGTGTTGGGATCGGTGCGGTCTTGACGTCTTCGCTGTTCAGGCTGTTCGCACAGGCATCGGCGGTTTCGCGCGTTCTGAATCCGGTATAGGCTACGCGGCGGTGTTTGGTGTCAAACACGCGGTAACGAATTGTTGTGCTGCGCGGTGCCTTGAACGTCTTGACTTCGAATCTCATGCCGTCTTCTCCTTGTCGCCTGCGATTTTGTCAGGCGCGATAAGTAAAGGTATCATGACGGCTTTCTTAATGCAATATCAAAAACACCGGCTGTAATCTATTGATTCTATTCGACTTCCCCGTTTTTCGCAAGACGAAAGTCACATCCGATCCACCGCAGCACGTGGGATCGTTCTTCAACCAGCTTTGCACGTATGGCGAAGTCAAGGATGCTGCGGTATTCACCAAGTGTGATATCAGGGCACTGCGCCATCAACGCCGTATAGAGGGTGCCAGACGGCACGCTGTTCAACACTCGGATCGTTTCCGTTACAGCGATGATGCGTCTGTATTTTTCGTTCCTGTGCGCCATCACTTGAACCAACTGAGATCCGGACCAAGCACACGCAATGCAACGAAGAAACCAGCTTCGCGAAGTCGTCGCACGTAAGCGATCGTCATCTTCTTCGCGGCTTCTTCATCTTGCAGGCGCACCGCCGCACCGATCGTTTTGATCCACGAATCGCGAAAGTGAAACCGCCGCGTCACCAGCGACCGCAGCGCGCGAACAAGCCGATCGTTTTCGGTGATCACGTCGTGCAGCAGCTGATTCGCGGCGTATATGTCGATGAACTCCGAATGTGTTGGAATGGATGTCTGTCGTGCGATCCATACGGACAGCTTGTTAGCGATGAACACCCGCTGAAACACCCGTTCTTCTTGCGTGTCGGCTGGGTTGCGTTCGGCAATTTCAATGTGCATCCGTCCGGCAATCGTGTCGTTGACGGCGCGTTCAACCGCCCACACCAGATCCAGATCTTCGCGCACAACGGTATCAGCTGGCGCGTGATCAACTTCAAGTGCGACCAACGAACCAACGAAACGCGGCTTCGTCGAACCGGCCGGAAACAACTTGACGTTCAGTGATACGGTTTTCATCGTCGCCCCTTGCGGTGTGCACCCTCGGATCCCGAGTGGGGCACGCGTCCGCCGTAAATTCCGGTGATCGGAAAAAACGAACTGCGCCAACCGCCGTATGTCACTGGCGGCAGAAAGAACGGTGAACCGTCAAGACGCACGACGTTTGACGGCTGCGGCCACTCCCACGGCGTGAGTGCGCCTGTCGACGGGCGTTCCGGCATGCGCAGCGGGTAAACGTGTGGTGCGTGGTATTCGCGCGTCTTGAGAGACGCATACACGCTGACGTCGGCGGGCGGGCGGTTGAACTTATTGCCAAGGTCCGCGTTTGTTAGCGTTTGTGCGGAGACGGCTGCAGAGCACAGGACGAACAACAGCGTGCGAATCATTCGCGAAACTCCCACACGCCTTCGAACAGCACCCAATCGTTCTGCGGATCGCACACGCGTTCGTCAACGGTGCCGTCTGCAAGGCGAATGCACGCCATTGTAACGGGAGTGCCTTTCCCGCCGTCATACAGCACGCGCTTCGTAAATCTGATGATGGTGCCTTCGCGGATGTTGGCGCGCACGTCGGCCATGCATCCGTTCATGGTGACGATGCGCACGTGCTGCTCTTTGCTGAACGTGGTGCGCAGTCCGCGCACCGTGCCGACGATCGACGCCAGTGAAAAAGCCATTAGATCGGTTCTACCTTGTGGAATGGGGCACGCATCACACCGATCCAGCTTCCTTCCCACGTGCGCTGGGCGGCTTCTTCCAATTCAGCCGGAGCACCAAGCGTCCAGCCGTCATCGCGGATGAATACGACAACAGGTATGATCCTGTGTTCGCTCTTTGCGCGCTGCGGCGTCGTCGCTTCGTCTGGGTGGATCATCACGCGAACTGGACCATACGTGTAGACGTGTTCCTTGACGCGTTCCAGCAATTCGATTGTCATCAGAACGCCGCTGCGATCAGCATCGCCACGACAACAGCGGATCCGAACATGATGTCAAGGGCCACAGATGCCCGCTTGACGTCGTCAGAATACACGCGTTGCAGCGTGCCGGGTTCGGTCGGAGCGGCCCACATCATCACAGTTCGATTCCTTCTTCTGCGGCGATTCTGGCCGCGCAGGCCGGACACAGCCCGTGTGAGACGTGCTGTCCGGCTTTGGTTGCTTCGGCGGTTCGCTGCGCGGCATCTGGGCACGCGCAGCAAACGGTGACGATGGTTGCCATTACTGCGCCGCTTCGATCATGGTCGCGATGGCTGCGTCACGCTTGGCAACCGCGCCGTCAAGCGTGGTCAGGACTTGCGCACCCAGCAGCGCGATAACCAGCGTGAAGATTGCGACGACGATTGTTTTAACCATACTGGTATTATCGGCGCAACGTCGGAGAACTTCAATAGCCCGTGCAACGAAGCGCAGTGTGCTATTTTGGTGCGTTTTGCTTTGCAATCGCGCGCAGGAATCTTGCGACGACGGGAAGGTAAAGCCGTGGCCCGCCCATTGGCGGCTGATAACCCTGTTTCCAACCACGTTTGATGGAGCGGAAACAATCAGGCCCGACGTATACAGACTGCTCGTCTAGTGTCTCAGCCTTCGCAGGCGTCCGTAACGGCTTGCCACAAGCGAAGCACTTTTCCGACATGCAACCAGTTTATAGGGCGCGCCCTTCTTTTGTCAATGCCCGATGTGCAAATCTGTGTAAGCTTTTGAACATCAAGCAATTAGGGCGCAGTTACACGTAAGTCTTGACTTGGGCGGGCGCACTGGTTAGACTCTGCGGCGCAGCCCGCCCGACCAGCGCGCGAATCTGCCTTCATGCCGTGTCGACGGACACCTTAGCCCACACGCGTAACGCTTATCCCGTTGCGTGTGTGGGGCATGTTGCCTCAACCACACACACGAAGGATAGGGCGTGTATCTCATTACAGCTGATCACATTTCGGTGCGCGTTGCATGATCGCACCGAAAGCCGTCCTTGATTTTTACTTCGCACACAATTTCAGGCTAGTATACTGGCCGCACATCGGTGATTCAAAAGGGCCACGGGAACGCGGGTGGACAGAACGCCCATACACACGCGAAGACTACGTCGAAGGTTATCGCGTCGGCATTATGTGCGGGCACGAAATCAGCGAAGGGAAATTCATACACGATGTAGATATTGATTGGGCACCCGGATCGCCAATCGCACAGGCATTACTCCCGCCATCTGAATTCATGTTCGGCCGATCGGGTAAGAAAATATCCCACTGCTGGTATACCACTCCGGAACCACTCAAATCATTCAAATACGAAGATCCCACAGACAACACCTGTCTGATCGAACTTCGCGGAACGAAGCTGGACGGCACGATCGGCAATCAGACGATGTGCCCGCCGTCTGTGTGGTCGAAAGACTCTGCACGTGAACCGCTTGAGTTTATCCGGATGCAGGTTCCCACGCATCTTGAATCCGCGTCTGCGCTCAAACAGCCGGTGTGCTTGAGTGCGATCGGTATGCTGTTCGCCAAACACTTCGGTAAGAAGGGCTTCGGCCACGACGTGCGGCTTGCATGGGCGGGTTTCCTGCTGCGCGCGGGTTTGTCGAAAGACGAGTGTATCAACGTCGGCAACGCGATCATGTTGTTCACAGGGAACGCCGATGCCACGGACATCAAGCTTGCCATCGACACCACACACAAACGCCTAGAAGCCAAAGACAAAAAGGTCAAAGGCGGTCCCGCGCTTGCGAAGATCATCGGCGAAAACGGACGGGTGATCGTCAAACGCATCAACGAATGGTTAGGCCGCGATTCAGACTTCATCCGCACCGTCGAAGGGCAGATCATCAAAGACCATCAAGAAAACGTCATGCGCGCACTGTCGATGCTGAACGTTGATTTGAAATACAACGAATTCAGCGAAAAGCTATTGATCAACGGTGTGCCGCTTGAAGATCGCCAGCTTAACGAACTGTGGTTGAAGATCGATGACGAATACCGATTCCGCCCGCCGCCTGACTTCTTCGAAAAAGTGATCAAGCGTATTGCGTGGAACAACGGGTTTCACCCTGTGCGCGATTACTTCGCTACTCTTGTCTGGGATGAAAAGAAACGGATCGATGATTGGTTGATCATCGCAGCAGGCGCGTTACCCTCGGATTACGTGCGCGCCGTTTCTGCGATCGTCCTGATCGCCGCCGTTCGACGTGTTCGACAACCGGGCTGCAAATACGACGAAATGCTTGTCTTGGAATCGCAACAAGGCTTGCAGAAGTCGAGTGCGCTACGCGCGTTGTGCGCAAATCCTGATTGGTTCACAGACGATTTTCAGCTGAACGTCAATTCGCAGCGGATGATTGAGTCCACGTTGGGCAAATGGTTGATCGAAGTGCCGGAATTGTCTGGCATGCGCCCAGCCCTTGCCGAAGTGTTGAAGGCGAATTTGTCACGACAAGTCGACGGGCCTGCGCGGATGGCGTATGCGCATTTGCCGATTGAACGGCAACGGCAATTCGTGTTGATTGGGACCACGAACAGCAGTGCATATCTTGCGGACTCCACAGGTGCGCGGCGGTTTTGGCCGGTCGACGTGAAGAAGTTTGACGTTGCGTGGATCACAGCCAATCGGGATCAACTGTGGGCGGAAGCGTGTGCGCGCGAAACAGCGGGCGAAACACACCGTTTACCCGAAGCGTTGTGGGCCGCTGCAGGCACCGAACAAGAACAGCGCAGGGAAATTGACCCGTGGGAAAGTCTCATCCGAAACGCGCTGTTGAGCAGTCGCGATTTACACAGTGATAGAGATCACACACGCGTCGTGACGTCGTTTTTGTGGGACTCTGTAGGCGTGTTACCTGACAAGCGGACGCGCCGCGATCAGATTCGGTTGTCCGAGATTATGCAGCGATTGGGTTTTCGGCGTGCCACTGTCCGCCCGCACGGGGAACAAGTGCAAACAGGTTACGTGTCAAACGTGGTCGATTGGGTTGAGTTCATCAGCCGTGACGATGAAAACGCGCACAACGTGCAAGGCAAAACACGTGCGGCAGACATCGACGATGACATACCCTTCTAGCGTTTCAAAAAGCCGGCATGCCGAGTAACCGTCTTTTTGGCCTGTTTGTAAGCGATGTTATCGGTCTGTTTGTGGGTTTTGACACATCGCTTACAACGGTAAGTGCTTTGTTCGCAGCTACTTACGAAGAAAAAACAGGTTGTAAGCGATGTAAGTGTAAGCGATGGGGGGTCGACGGCACTCAACGGAAAAAGTTTTCGTTGAAGAAGTCTTAGAACTACTGTTACAACAATTACATCAGTTACAACAAGATAAACCCCTCGGGAATCAACAACTTGCGTGTAAGCGATGTTGTAAGCGATCTTTTGAGAACGCTTACAAAATTTGTGGAAACTCAAGGAGCGCACTTCGTGTTACCGTTCAACGATAATGACCGCTGAAGATCACGATCTCGAATCGCTTGCGTCGACATGCACGGTGAAGGAACGCGCCTTCGCGGAAGAATACATCGTCGACTTGAATGCAACGCAAGCGTTCATTCGCTGCGGTTGTTTTAATGCGACGACAACTGACAGCGCAGGTTCAATGGCCGCAACGGTGTTGGGACGTCCAAGGGTGAAAGCCCTTGTTGAGATCCTAACTGCGCAACGCGCCGCACGTGTTGCGATGACCGCTGATTCTGTGCTGCATGAAATGTCGTTGCTGTCGCATTCCAATCAGGCTCATTACGTGATCGACGACAACGGACGGATCGAACTGGCGGAAGGCGCACCCGAAGGCGCGATGCGCGCGATCCAGTCTGTCAAGCGGAAGAAAACGATCCGCGAAGACAAAGACGGCAACGTCACGATCACGTATGACGTCGAGTTGCGGCTATGGGAGAAACCAGGGCCGCTTAAGTTGATGGGCAGACACGTCGGGTTGTTCCCCAACACAGTTGAGTTGACAGGCAAAGGCGGCGGGCCTGTTGACGTCGTTGCGCGCATCGAACGCGTGATCGTGGATCCGAAGGCGCAGGCCAAATGAACGCAGACGAACGACGACAGTTGTTAATTCAAATCGAAAAGCTTCTTGAACTTCCGGACTGCCGCGTTGACATGCATCGTGACGTAACGGTGTTGCCGATGGAACAGCCGACGTTCGAAGCGTGGGAGACGTCGCAAGAACTGACCATCACGATCAAGGCAACGACACCGAAGGCGCAGGCATAGAGATTCGTCGAAGCCGCTGCAATTCTTCGACGTCTAGCCTCAAGGCGAGTATAGGCGGATACGTTTGTAGCCTTGTTGGCTCCATTTAGTAAAGACGTAGCATGGAACGCGTGACATGTCAGCACTGCCACACGGGCAAGTTTATTCAGATGCTCAGCCTTGACGATAAATTCTGGTGCAACGTCTGTCGCGCATGGGTTCCGTGTGATCCACCACGTAAGTAACAGGTGCGCCATGTCTCAACCCACGATGACGTGTGACAAGTGCGGGTATCAGCGCGAAGTCAACAAAAGCCCCGAATCAACGCGCCGTTGGTTTCAGAAGTATCACGCGACGCATTGTAGCGGCACTCCTATTTACCAAGCCGGGATCGATCCTGCGCTCAACCGCGCCATCAAACCCCATGAAAAAGCGTAACGAAGCCGTTTTACCGAATAGCTGCTTTAACAAGGCGGCTGACGAAGAAATGGTGTTCGTTTTGTTGGCGCGAGACGTGGCCGCACCACTCGCGATCCGTGCGTGGATTGCTGCACGAATCAAAGCCGGGAAGAATTATCCCGGTGATCCGCAATTGATCGAAGCGGAACGCTGCGCGTCGTTCATGGAACTTCAATACATTCAGATGAATCACGCGAAGGCGGTTGTTAATGGCGATATCCACGATTAGTGATCTGCTTGAGGCTACGCGGGTAGCTGATGAATCTCTGTATCGCTATGCTCAGCCGATCGGATTCTCCTATCATCTGAGCATCAGTCCAACCATCACGCTGCAGATGCTGACAGACGTTGAAACGCTGTTGCAGTATAGTCGTTGGCATCGCGCGCTTGATTCGACGGAACCATTTCGACAGTTAGTCAATAACGATTACGCAGTGTGGCTGCGGAGAATCTAAAAGGAGAACCGACTATGCTACTCAACATCGTTGTCCTTGTGATCCTGCTGGCGATCATCGGCTTCGCAACTTACATGTTGACTACTAATGTCAGCATGTCAGACGGCATGAAGCAGTTGATCAACGGCGTCGTGTTCTTCTTCTGTCTCATCTGGGTTGTCATGCTGTTCTTCGGCCTTGCTCCGTGGCCGACGTTACCGTTGACAAGCCGGTAAGGAGTTACCATGCGTCTTCATGCGGGTCACGTGTCGTTGATTCTTCTTGCGGTCTTACTTGCGCTGCAGAGCGTGATTGCGTCTGGTTGCGTGCTGCACTTCGGCGCGAAGAAGTATCTGTCGATTCAGCAGCTGCGCGATCTTGAACAATGTGTGATCGACGCAGAAGACCAAGTCGAACGACAGAACTGCGTTGAACAGTTCATACCGTCTGACGCAAAGTAATCGTGTTCGACTTTTACCAAGTAGGGGTTGACGAATGCTGCGCTATCGAATTGACGTGCGCACGACTAACGAAGGCGGTGTTAGTGCGCTGCCTGTCGAGCACCGCGAAGGCCCGTGGTTCGCGGCAAACGATGTCATCGACCACGTGACGATGTTGCAGGTTGCCATCAACAATCAGCGTATCATGGGCCACGGCGAAAACGTTGCCATGACTGTGATTGAAGAATGGCTTGACAAGTTCGGTGTGACGGTTAACACCGTGAAAGGCGTAAGCCGCTGACTGTGACCACACCGACAGGCCGCACGTTACAGATCCCAACAGCACGCGCGTATCTGCCGTTTCTTCAGCCGTCACGCTACAAAGGCGCATGGGGCGGACGTGGTTCGGCAAAGTCGCATGAATTCGCGTCTCTGCTTGTTGAGCGGATGATCGTCGAACCTAAAACGCGTTGGGTGTGTATTCGTGAAGTGCAGAAGGTGCTGTCACAATCGGTGAAGCAGCTACTAGAAGACAAGATCAAGACTTACGAACTCCAAGACCGATTCGCAATCAAGAACAACGAAATAGAAACACCGGAAGGCGGCATCATTATCTTTCAAGGCATGCAGGATCACACCGCCGTTAGTATCAAGTCGCTTGAAGGCTATGACGGCGCATGGGTTGAAGAAGCACAGACGCTCAGCGATCGGTCGTTGACCTTGTTACGTCCGACCATTCGTAAGGAACAAAGCGAACTGTGGTTTTCATGGAATCCGGAACTGCCCACGGATCCTGTTGATAAACTGTTGCGCGGTCCTGACGTGCCGCCGAATAGCATCGTGATCGGTTCGACGTTCAGAGATAACCCGTGGTTCCCAAACGTTTTGCAAGCGGAAATGGAATGGGATCGACGCGTTGACTTTGAAAAATACCTTCAGGTGTGGGAAGGCGGATACCACAAGCGGAGTAACGCGCGCATCTTTAAGAATTACCGCGTTGAAGCGTTCACGGCACCACCTAACGCGCAGTTCAAACTAGGCAGTGACTGGGGATTCAGCGTTGATCCGACAACCTTGCTGCGTTGTTATGAAGAACGCACCAACTCGGCAACGGGGGAATTGTGGCCGCGCAAGCGTTTGTATGTCGACTATGAAGTGTTTCAGATCGGCGTTGAAATTGATTATCTGCCGCGCTTCTTCGATGGTCTGATATGCGGATGCCGAATCAATCCGGATGGCTCTGCGATCGGGGAGTGCTTAGATAAACCCAATCACGCTTGGGCACGGAAGCACGCGATTGTCAGCGATTCGTCACGCCCAGATACGATCAGTTACCTGCGCCGCAATGGATACGCAGGAATGGAACCCGCGAAGAAGGGGCAGAACAGCATTAAAGAAGGCGTGCAGTTTCTGCAGGGATACGAGATCATCATTCACCCGCGCTGCACTCACACGCTTGATGAATTCAACAACTATTCGTTCGTCGTCGATAAACTGTCTGGCCTAGTAACCAACGTGATCGAAGATAAGAAGAACCACATTATCGATCCGATGCGATACGCGTTAGAACAGCTACGCGGCGCGTTGTTTGTTCGTAAAGCGTTGTGGGGCTAGCATGGCAGATCCGATTGACATCGACGTTGCACGGACTGAGAAAGCCGCGAAGGATCGGAAGCGGGAAGCCTTCGTTAAGATGGACGGCAATTCGTGGACCGTCGAAGATATGTTGAAGGATGCCTTAGCCGAAGTGCTGAAGGATCGCGATGTGATCCAAGGTGTCTTCGTCTACATTTACAGGACGTCCAACAACGCGTATAAGGTTGGTTTCTCACAAGCTGGAATGACACGGGTTGAAGAAGTCGGCTTCTTAGAACTCGCGAAGCAGTCCGCGATCGACGATTGGAAGCTGTGATACGGCGATTTCGCTTGACTGTTCGTGGCTTCGTAAGGTAAATGCCGTCAATGCCTTTGTTTGAATTCAAGTGCGGGTTCTGTTACCACAAAGAAGAACGGTTGATCGCGTCTCACGGGCTTATGAGACAGCAGATCTATACGTCTGCGCTGCTGTGCTCCACGTGTGACAATGAAGGTCGTGGCGCACGTTGGCTTGAACCGATGATCTCCGCGCCTGCGTCTGTGCGCGTTGAAGGTTTCAGTTCGGCGAACGGCTTTTCAAGCCAGCGCAGTATCAACACGGACCACGGCGGCGGCATCAAGACGAACGTGCGCGGTAACTTCGAAGCGTTCGCAGACGGGTTGCATAAGTAAGGAGACGCGATGCCCCAACTTGGAACGAATAGCGGTCATGGGCACGTCTGGACTCGGCCGGACGGTCTAATAGCGATGTGCGGCGGTCCTGCCATCTGTTCGAAGTGCGCGATTGATGCGCAACGCATGACACTGGTTCACGCGTCTAACGCTGCTGATGCGATCGACGCGATCCATTGGACTTGGATTGCATCTGATCCGACGATGATTGCGAAGATTAAGACACTGCTTCGCGAAATCACTGCGTCACAGTTGTCGTCGGCCAAGTCATGAGCGAAGATAAGAAGACGAAGCCCGCCGACGTTGTCAAGCGCGTCGAAGAACTCCTTGACGATCCGAATTGCATTGTGCGTATTCAACGTGAAATGACGTCGGAAGGCACAGGCGCGCAACGTGCCTTCGTGCCCGGCAAACGCGTTACCATCATCATCGTTGGAACTCCTAAATGATCGCTGTTTTGCCTGCTCTGCACGAAGGCGGCGAACTGCGCGTCTTTGGTGTATCGCAATCTGACAGATATATCTCATTGCCTGCATCCGTTGATGCAGCTGGAACCGTGATGACGGAATGGGAGTTGTCTGCGGAAGATCTTGCAACCATCGTGAACGGCGGTCGTATCCGTTTGTGGTTGTTGTTCACTGGTGTCAATGCTTGGCAACCGCTTACACCAATCGCAATCGAAACAGTCCCGTAAGGAGTCGTTCGAAATGCCCGTTGACAAAGCACGCGCGGATTATGAATCAATCTTGTCGAAGTGGACGCGGATTCGCACGTGTTTCAACGGGCGTGATGCTGTCTTGAAAGCTGGTTCGGAGCACTGTCCGGATCTTCCTGGGCAAGACACAGCCGGTAACGTGGCGTATCGGAAGCGTGGGAACTTTTACAACGCAGTCGGGCGCACGGTGGGCGGCTTGAACGGCATGATCTTTCAAGAAGCACCCGAAGTCGAGATCCCCGAATCGTTCCGCCCGATGCTAGACGATATCACGTTAACTAACGTGCCGTTCGAAACATTTGCCCGTGAAGCAGGCAAAGAGATCTTCATCACCGGCCGATACGGCGTGTTGGTCGACATGCCGCAACCCATCACAGCGCAGCCAACAAACGGCGCGATCGTGCGCGATCAAGTCGACATGCGTCCGTATGCTGTGGCATATAAGGCGGAAGACATCATCAATTGGAAGACGGCACGCAGGGGCGGCGACGAAATCTTAACAATGGTCGTTCTTCGCGAGCATGAAGAACTTGCCTACGACGACGCGGATCCGTTCACGTGTGAAACCGTCGAACAATTCCGCGTGATCATGCTCAACACACTAGGTCAAGCTGTTACGCAGATTTGGCGCAAGACGAAGACGGGCGACAAATACGAACAGACACCCGAAGGCGACGTCGTCTTGATGCGACGTGGCGAAGCACTGACCTTCATTCCGTTCGTCTTCTTGGGCGCGTTGCATGCCGGATCTGACCTTGAACAACCGCCGCTGATCGATCTCGCAGACGTCAACCTCGGACACTGGCGGAACTCCGTTGATCATGAATACGGGTTGCATCTTGTCGCGCTGCCTACGCCGTATGTCTGCGGTGCGAAGGGTGAACAGAATTCTGACATGAAGATCGGTCCGTCTGTCGTGTGGGATCTCGACGTGAACGGCAGTGCGGGCATGTTGGAGTTTACCGGCAGCGGACTTGCGTCGATCGTTGTTGCGATGGACGAAAAGAAAAAGCAGATGGCAACGTTAGGCGCACGTTTGCTTGAAGATCAACCCGCCGTGAATGAAACGGCGCAAGCCGTTCGCATGCGTCACACAGGCGAGTCCGCGTCACTTAAGTCGGTTGCAAGTGCGCTTGAACTGGGCTTATCGGCGTTTCTACAGATCTGCGTGTGGTGGCAGTCCACCGACAAGACGCCGAACGATGCACTTGCGAACGTCGAGTTGAACAAAGAGTTCCTTGACGTTCGCGCCACACCGCAAGAGATTCAGATCGCGTTGACTGCGCTGCAGGCAGGCGAAATGAGTTTTGAAACGTGGTATCAGCTGCTCATTACGGGCGGTTGGGCGCGTGAAGGCATCGACGCCACACAGGAATTGAAAGACATTGGCGCACGGAAGCCGACAACGAAGGAACCGGATCCTATTCCAGAATTCTAACGGAGAATCCCAGCATGAACGCGGTTGCGCAGATTACGATCGTGATGGATGACGCGGGAATGATCCATGTCAGCGGACAGATCGACAACAAGGTTGCCGCGTATGGCATGTTGGCGGCTGCAAAGGATGCCATACACGATTACATCAAGAAGAAACAGGAAGGTGGCGGCATCATCACACCGCCTGTTGGTTACGCACTTCCGAAGACGTAGAAAGGATTAGTGCTATGGGTTGGGCATCGTTTGGTAAAGGGCTGCTGAAAGCGGGCAAGTTTCTTTACGATCACCCGGAAGCGATTCAAGTGATCGCCGCCGCGACGGGCAACGACAAGATCGTATCTGGAATTGTCACGGTCGTTCGTGCGCGCACGGCCACGGCACCGCCTGCGCCTGTGGTGCCTGTTGCGTTGAACATCGATGCGCCTTACCAGACACCCGAAGTCGTGCAGCCGGTATCAACACCGCCTACCATCGCGCCCGAAGTCGATCTTGTATTGAAGTGGCGCGGAACACTGGATCGCATGTCGATGGACGTGCTTGGCTATCGCATGGCCGAAGATGAACTTTACAACAACGCCAAGTTACTTGAACGCGGCGATGTTCAAGGCGTCACGCGGAATCTGCATGGCAAGAAGTAAGCACCGATTCAAAGGCCCGGTGTTTCCGTCGTTCAAGGAACCGCCGCGTGCGTCTATCCGTCCGCTTGATGCGCCGAAGAAGCAACGATACAACTTCGTTACAGGGCATCAGAGCACCCGGCAGATCAAACGCGGCATGAAGCAGCGGCTGCGTTCCATCATCGACAGCAAGGATCGCGACACGATTCTTGCCGGTGATCGGGTAATCTACGCGGTGCGCGAAGAACCTGACCCGGAGTATTCTGCGCTGCATTTGTTTGGTGCGGCGCAGCGTGCAAGCAACGACACGGGTGAACCGTGGCATGTCTGCATGAATTACTTGATGGACGAATTCGATCGCCGCGAAGCAGGGGAAACGGAAACAACTAATGCCGCAAAAAGTGAAACGCCTGCAAGCCGAAATCCGGGCGGTTGGTTCGGCGGTAGACTACTTCGAAGCATCCTTTCGCGCACGCTTCGTAAGAGCAATGAGGCAGTTGCAGAAGGAGACGTCGATCAATCAGCTGGCACTAGCCCTGCACAATCTTCGTGATGCAACGCAAGTTGTGGACATGAAAGCGATAGAAGACGCGGTTGCTATCGTAAAACCGTTGATGATTCAAGCGTTCATGAAAGGCGGCACGCTTGGTGCGGGGCACGTCAAGTCGACGTTGAATCGTTGATATGGCAAAACCAACCAAAGCCACAACGAACTATTACAAAGGCGTATTTTACTTCGGTAAAAGCGAAGCCGAAGAATATGCTAGTGAGACAGGCGGCACAATCGCTAAGACATCACGCGGATATACGGTCAGCGTTGGCGGCGATGTTGTTGGACCTAGCACGAAGGAACGTAACGAACCACCAACGCGTGAAGCGATCATTAAGTTTCGCTTCGACGACAAAGCACCGCAGGCCACTCGCGAAGCGGAACGCAAGGCTGCAAAGTTGGTCAAGGAGATCTCCGAAGAAACGCAGCGGAACATTCGTAACATGATTGTCGAATCGATCCGCGATGGTATCCCGCCGTATGATGCCGCGCGTATGATCGTGCCGACGATTGGCTTGACGTCGTCGCAAGGTCAAGCTGTGATGAAGTTCCGCAAGAAGCTGATTGATTCTGGGCTGTCGCTTGAACGTGTCAACGAACGCGTCGACAACTACGCAGAAGATCTGCTAGTCCGACGCGCGGATACGATCGCACGCACAGAGATCTTAGAAGCGTTGAATGCAGGGCAAGAAGCATCATGGTTGCAGGCGCAAGACGATGGCTTGTTGAGTGCGACCGCAACGAAAGAATTGATCTTGTCTGAAGATGCGTGCCCGATCTGCGAATCGATCGCCGAAGAAGGCCCGGTGCCTGTCGGTGAATCATTCTCACAACCGGGTCCGCCGTTTCATCCGCAGTGTCGATGCACCGTTGGGATCAATCGCCCGTGAAGAAGCGCGTTGGACGTCCGCGCAAGACCGATGCTGACAAGCTGTCATCGTTGGTCACGTGTGCTGTGACTCCGGCTGAAGAATCCCAAATCTGCCGACTTGCCCGCGAACGAAGCATGACTGTAAGTGCTTATATTCGTTGGCGTTTGAATTTAGTTATAACTACCAATCAACCCAGCCACAATCATCTAGAATCAGGAGCGCAATTACATGGC